AATAGAAATGAGTTATAAATTATCACGACGTAGCCTTGACCGACTCGAGGGTGTGGACGAACGTCTAGTTACTGTTGTCAAACACGCGATCACTGCAACGAAAACAGACTTTGGTGTTATCCAGGGGATGCGTACACTAGAGCAACAAAAAGAATTGGTTGCTAAAGGCGCAAGCCAGACCATGAAGTCCAAACATTTGACAGGCCATGCTGTTGATCTCATGGCTTATATTAATGGACGTGGCTCATGGGAGCTAAACCTGTACGATGATCTAGCTGATGCTATGAAAGAAGGCGCGGACATGGCTGGCGTTGCTGTGAAGTGGGGGGCTGCTTGGAGCGCGGGGGACATCAGAGACTGGAAAGGCTCGATGGAAGATGCTATGAATGCTTACATTGACCTTCGAAGGTCTCAAGGAAGACGCCCGTTTATTGATGGGCCCCATTTTGAACTTATACTGTAGGAGGGCAATATGCCTGCACCCAAAAAATCACTTCGCCCAAGGAAAAGACCAGAAGAGGTAACTATGACAAATCAGGAAGTGGTAGAAGCCATGGCTGTGAGACGCGGTAACAATGAAGCCGAACGGAGGTTTTTACAAGACAAAGAGCTTCGTCCGGAGGTTCAAAAGTTTGGTCACGGAGGCATGGCAGCTCCAGATAAACCACGCGGCTGTGGAGCGGCTCAAACGTCTGGATTCCGTGGGGGCGAAACTTACTAATGCCGACAATTATGATCAGCATTATGCCTGACGGAATCCCTGTTGATAAAATGGAAAAGGGTGACGATGGGTCAAGCTGTCCTGTAGCTACGCAAGATGCCGAAGTTAACGAAGTTAACAGAGCGCAGGCTATTGACGAAGCCAACTACCGGAATCCAGCGGACGACGGTGGTTTTAAACTAACAGATATCTGCGGTAATTGTGGCGCATACAATCAAACAGAAGACATGTTGAAGTGTATTGGCGACGATTCTGGGGATACAGGGTACTGTCAAATATACAAATTTGTATGTCAATCAGCCCATGTCTGTGATGATTGGGTCACAGGTGGCCCAATAACTGCCGACGCGGAAGGTTCAGAAAGAGATATTCTTTAATGGACGGTGTTGATCTCGCGAGATATATGTATAAGCTACTAAGAGAGCGCGAACAAGAGATTGCAAGTGCTTTGGGAATGGATGCTGCCAAAGACTGGGAGCATTATAAACTCATGGTGGGTGAGATACGGGGCATCACCTACGCTCGTGAGGAACTTAAAGCCCTGCTGGAGAACCACGCTGACGATGTCGAAGACCTTATATCTTCCTGAACATGTCGCGCAGAAAATAAACAAAGAGAAGAAGCCCGCAGAAGCGGACTCTTCTTCAGTTGAAAGCGCGTATGTTGACGCGCAGGATCGAGTGCTTGATCCTGCTCTTTTAGACAAACCTCTACTTGATCGTCTCCCGCAGCCCACAGGCTGGCGGGTTTTGGTTATGCCTTATCAAGGCGCGACTAAAACTCAGGGGGGTATTTACATCCCTGATGAGATAAGGGCCCGAGAAGCTGTAGCCACGGTTGTGGCTTATGTTTTAAAGATCGGACCCCTAGCCTATCAAGACCCTGATAAGTTTGGGAAAAATCCTAAACCATGGTGCGAAGAAGGCCAGTGGGTGTGTATCGGTCGATACTCTGGTTCAAGGTTCAAGATTGATGGTGGGGAAGTTCGTATCATTAATGACGACGAAGTCATTGCTACGATACTAGAACCCGACGACATCAAACAGGTTTAGGAGAGCACAATGTCTGAGCAACAGGAAGTCATTGAAAATGATGAAGAAGAGGGCGTAGAGGTTGAAATTGATGCCCCCGAACAAGATGAAGAAAGTTCGGGCACACCAGTTTCTGCTGAGTCGTCTTCTACAGAGCAAGATTCTGACGATGAGTTGGATAGCTATAGTAATAAAGTTCAAAGCCGGATTAAAAAACTTACGGAGAAATACCGTAAAGAAGAGCGTGACCGTGAAGAAGCGGTGCGTATGGCTCAACAATTATTGCAGGAAAATCAATCCTTAAAAGGGCGTATGGAAAGCTTAGATAAGGGTTATCTTGCAGAATATGGTAGTCGGCTAGAGACTCAGGTTGCCGCAGCGAAAAACCTATACAGGGAAGCGCATGACAACGGCGACACGGATAAAATGTTGGAGGCTCAAGAAGCTCTTTCCAAGATGTCTATTGAGCAGGAACGGCTACGTTTAGCCAAGCAGCGGTCTAAATCAGCTGCGGTTCAACAGGAAGGCGGAGAAATTCCTGTACCCCAACAACAACTTCAACCTCAAATGCAACAACCTGCGCCACAGGCAGACCCCAAAGCTAAAGGGTGGGCTGAAAAAAATGATTGGTTCGGGGCTGACGAGGTGATGACTTATGCTGCGTTTGGTATTCATCGCAAGCTAGTTGAAGAAGAAGGGTTTGACCCACAGTCAGATGACTACTATACTGAGGTGGACAAACGCATGAGGACGGAGTTTCCACACAAATTCCAACCTCCAAAGAAATCGGGCGGAGCACAGGTCGCACCTGCTGGCGCTTCAGCTACCCGCAGTACAGCAAAATCAGGGCGCAGGTCGGTGAAGTTATCACCATCACAAATTGCGATGGCAAAACGTTTAAACGTACCGCTTGAAGAATATGCAAAATACGTGAAGGATTAAGATAATGGCTGATAGAAAACCTCGCGCAAGCGAAACACGCGATACAGAAACGCGCAGAAAACCGTGGGCACCGCCCAGTCACCTTGCAGCACCTGAAGCCCCTCCAGGCTTTGTGCATCGTTGGATACGAGTTGCAATGCGTGGTGAGGAAGACAAGATGAACGTCAATGCCAAACTACGTGAAGGATGGGAACCCGTCCGGAAAGACGAATATCCAAACTATGAAGCCCCTGTTATCGATGATGGTCGATACGAGGGTGTAATAGGACAAGGCGGACTGATGTTGTGCCGCATACCTGTTGAAACAGTAGCAGAAAGAACTGCATATTACGGGGGCAGAACCCGCGAACAGATGACTGCTGTAGATCAGGACCTTATGAAGGATCAACATCCTTCAATGCCGATAACTAATAATCGGCAAAGTCGTGTATCATTCGGAGGATCTCGTAGAGACTCCGATTAACTTAGAAAAAGGATTGCTACGATGGCAAACACTAACGGTGCATTCGGGTTACGCCCGATTGGCGTAGTCGGACAGGCTGCGAACACCACTGGTGCGACCGAGTATCGTATTGCTTCCGGAAACACTAACGCGATTTACCAAGGTTCACCCGTAATTCCGCTGTCAACAGGCTTTATTGACATTGTTGGCGCGGCTGCTGGTGGAACTGTAGGTCTATTAGGTGTTTTCTGGGGATGCGAATACGTTTCGTCCACCACTGGAGAGACTATCTTCTCTAACTCATGGCCTGGTTCTGGCGCTGATTCCGATCACCCAGTCAAAGCCTTTGTGTATGACAACCCAATGCAAACATTTGTAATTTGTTCAGACGCGTCGTTGACTAACGAATCGACTGCTCGAGGACATGTGTTCGCAAACGCAAACTTCGCCGCCGGGACCTCTGGATCTTCTTCCACGGGCATCTCTTCTGCTAAGTTGGGTGTCAGCACTATCGCTGCCACTGCTGCATTGCATCTTCGTATTATGGGCATTCAAGATGACCCAGAAAATGCGGATTTCGCTGCGGCTGGTATCCCACTAATCGTTCGATTGAATAACAGCTTCAACTCCGCCAACGGCGCGATTGTTGCTGGTACTCCATCGACTACTGGCGTATAAGGAGGTCTAAAGAATGGCTATTTCTCGCGCACAATTAGCGAAAGAACTAGAACCAGGTCTCAACGCCTTGTTTGGTATGGAGTACTCTCGGTACGAAAACCAACACGCAGAGATCTATACAACAGAATCTTCTGATCGAGCATTCGAAGAGGAAGTGATGTTGGCAGGTTTTGGCGCAGCACCAACCAAATCGGAAGGTTCTGCAATTAACTTCGACGACGCTAACGAAGCATACACTGCTCGTTACAACCACGAAACAGTGGCGCTGGCATTCTCAATAACTGAGGAAGCTATCGAAGACAATCT